GCCATCCAAGTCATGCTCTGGTTAAACCAGCGGCGGATAGTTGTTTTTGTTGCAGGAGAAGGATTCGAACCTCCGACCTATAGGTTATGAGCCTACCGAGCTACCTCTGCTCTATCCTGCGATATGCGGTACTCTTAACGGGAATCGAACCCGTATTACCAGGATGAAAACCTGGTGTCCTAACCGTTAGACGATGAGAGCTACGTTAATTTACTTGTTTGTGTATCCATTCGTAGGTCTTCTTGACTCCTTCGAACAGTGGATAGAAAACGTCTACGCCCATTTTTTCTTTATATAACGTGTTGTCAGAAGTTCTTCCTCTTACTCCAGTCGGACATTTGTATCCGTACTTATCGATGAACTCTTGACCGTCTATGTTATCGATCTTAATATTTTTTCCCGACACTTTAATCGCTAACTGGGCCAATTGATTGATCGATACCATCTCTTCTGATCCTATGTTAACCGGACCGTCGAAGTTGTCCTGTCTCATGAACAATAAGGTCTTGTCTATGCACTCGTCGATGTACAAAAAAGATCTTGTCTGCTGACCGTCTCCCCATACTTCTATGCTTCCTCCGTCCTGCGTTTCTGCAGCCTTTCTACACATTGCTGCTGGTGCTTTCTCTTTGCCTCCTGTCCACGTACCGTAAGGTCCGTATACGTTGTGATACCTTGCGATCCTCACTTCCAAACCGTAATTACGACAGAACGCCAAGAACAATCTTTCGCTAAACAATTTTTCCCATCCGTATTCGGAATCAGGATTCGCTGGGTAAGCACTGGATTCTTCGCAATTGGGATTGTTTACGTCAAGTTGATTGTGTTCTGGATACATGCACGCCGAAGAACTGTAGAATACTCTCTTTACCTTTTGTCTTGCTGCTTCGTAAGCCACATTCAAATTAATCAAAGCAGAGTTGTGCATTACGTTAGCATCGTTGTTTCCAGTAAAAATGTACCCAGCTCCACCCATATCGGCAGCTAATTGATATACTTCGTCAAAGCTCAAAGTCGGTGCGATCATTATGTCCTTAACGAATTTAGGATCTCTTAGGTCTCCTAAAATAAACTCGTCGCACATTTCTTGCTCTGTAAAGTACTCGTGACGTTTAATGTCTACAGCACGTACGTAGTGTCCTTCCTCTTTCAACCTCTTGGCCAAATGACCTCCTATGAAGCCACCTGCGCCCAAAACTAATACTTGTTTCATAGCCTTTTATTTGTAGATCTTACTATTGTTATAAATTCTTCTACCTCTTCTTTAGATGAATTAGACTTAAACTGATTCATCATATCACTGATAAACTGTATATTACCTTTTATGTATCCTTTAGAAGAATCGATTCTATCTATAGAAGCTTTATAGTTGGAATTTGCTTTACTATATTCTGGAAATTTAGGTAACACTAGTTTTGATTTAGTGTACACACATTGTCCAAATTGCGCATTCCATATTTCTATGAGATCTTCTAGCGTTATATCATAATTTCCGAATCTTTCAGGTTTATTTTTCGCTCTATTCTTAATTCTACGTAAAAATTCTTTCATAGATGCTCTAATAAAACCTTCCTCTGTCAATATCTTATTTTCTCCTCCTTTAAAAGGTTTCGCTACTTTTTTTATATGTTCTATATTTTGCTCTCTTTTACTTGCGCACTTTAAAGAACAATAAAATATAGTTCTACCTTTTTTAATTTGTCTATTGTATTCTGGTTTATGGTAGCCAAATTCAATATCACAATTTCCACATTTTAGGTTTACTTTACTCATCCTCTACTTTATTATAAATATGTGTAGAGGATGGAAAGTGTCGTGGAGATGGGGAGGGTCGAACTCCCGTCTTCACAATGAACAATAATACCAACGTCTCACACGCTTAGCTATTCTGTACACAGAAGCAAGAGTTAATCTGACGTAATAAGCATTCTACTCCCCGCGGTACGGAATTGCATCTTACTTAGCCCTACGTTAGCGGTACGGGTACTTATTCTATCTGATTAGTAGGGGTCGTACGGTTTTAAGGTACTTTACCACCACTTGATTTTACGACTATCAAGAAAACTTACCCCTGACCGGATTTTAGGAGCCGTCAGGTTTGCTCCTTTGTAAACACTTCTGTTCCTAGGTTATATGTGCACCGACCCGATTGCGGACTAGGCTGCTACAGCTAAGTCGGCACCTACGAAAGACATTAAGTCTGCGAAGGTCATTGTAGATAATTCTACGGTTATTGTTTGTACGTAGTTTAAAGAGATACAGTACTTATCTCTGCGTGTAGTATTACCTCCGAATTGTGAATCAATTCCAAAGCATCCCCATGTGAATTTATAAATATATGAATTAAGAGAAAATTCGATCTAATTCTTCTTGATCAAATTCGAATAATGATGGTAACTCGTCCCAAATTTCTAATATTTGAAATCTGTTTTTATCAAAGCAATTAAAACCTTGAGGTGGAGTCACTTCTGATAACATGTAATTGCCTTTCGTGGTTACTGCATTTACTGTATATAGTGCATCTTCTACTAAAATATTAGTATCGTCTGCTTTGATACACTTTACTCTCATATACATAACTAATAATTTAAAATTAAACACGTTTTGGTTTCCGTAGTGTTACAGGCCTTTTCCTGACGCGATCTCTTAATTACTTTACTTGAGCTTCTGTTTTAGCTCCGCCTTCTGTAGCTTTAGCAGTTGTATCCGCAGTTGCTTTTGTTGAATCTACTGTAGTCTTTGTTGAATCTGCAGTTGTAGCAGCGGGAGTGCTAGTACCTCCACAAGCAGCCAATAATAAAGCTGTTGAGAAAGCGATCATGATTTTTTTCATGGTTTTCTTGTTTTTGATTATTAAATGATAGGATACAAATATACCCTAACCTGGTAAAATAGAGAAATAAAAGTTTTTAGTGAGGCTTATAAATTTAACCTGCTACCGATCATGAAAGATCTCATTGATGTTGAACCAGTTGTGCTCATCATTGTCTTAAAACTGAAGTTCACTTTAAACTTTCTAGTGATCTTAAAGTCCGTACTAAAGCCTGTCAAGAACGTTAGGTCCCTGTTTCTAGTCTGTTGACCCGTATTAGGTGCGTAGGACCATGGAGCCGATATCATGAATATGTCCGGGGTTATTATCTTCCTGCCGAACTGTAAGGGATACATGGCGAAGCTGATTATAGAAGGCGATAGATTAAACGATCCGCCTTGAACGAACGAGCTGTTAGCGCTCAGGTTGTACCCAGTGATAAGTTTGTCTATTGGCTGAATGTACGTATAGGCAGGGAATACCATGTGATTTTTGAAGTCGGTGAAATACGTAAGACCGAAATTGTGTAGTGCTTCTAACTGTCCTCTCGAGTTCATTTGATTTTGAGTGTAACTACCTCCTACGGCCACTTTGCTTAAGTCCAAGAATATCGAAGAGTTAACGCCTATGCTGGACATTCCGGTCATCGAGGACTTGGATATTCCTATGTTCATTGTAGGAACTATCTTTCTATTAGGAGCTGTTTCCGCTGCACTCAGATCCGCAGAGAATATCATCGGATTTGTATTCTCCGATTTTTTCTTCTCTTTCTTCTTTTTCTCCTCTTTCTTTTCTTCTTTCTTTTCTTCTGATTTTGACTCGGATTTTTTCTCTTCTGATTTGGTTTCTGACTTGGATTCGCTCTTTGTTTCAGAAGAGGAACTACTGCTCTTGTTGTCAGAAGATCCACTCGTAGAAGAGGACGATGAAGACGAAGATGAATTAGAAGAAGATTCTCCGCCTCCACTCGTAGTAGTAGAACTATTAGAAGAAGAACTTTGATCGCCACCTCCACTCGCTTGGGTCGTAGTGCTAGAACTGCCAGTGGACGGAGCCGCGGTTGGCGCTGCGCTTACGCTTGACGTTGCTGCACCGGCGGAACTACTAGCTGCAGAACTTGCAGCAGAAGACGCTGCGGTACTTGCTGCGCTAGATGCAGCCGAAGCCGCGGCAGTTGATGCTGCAGAAGTTGCCGCTGCAGCAGCTTGTTGTGCTATTACTGTTGTTGCTTGTTGTGATACTGGACACGCTAAAGTAGAATACGATAAGTAAACGCTCTGTAACCATGCTTGTAACAAACCCAACTGAACTTGTTGTGGAGTAAAGGTTCTAACTTGATCGTAGAAGGATACTACCGCATTTCCGCTTACGTAGGTAGTAGTGGCCACTTTGGTTTGGCCTGTGCATTTGTCTATGAATGTCTGGGTATAGGTTTGGCCCTTTGCTTTTTCAGCAAACAGGAACGCAACCAATATTAATAGAACTCCCAGCCATTTTTTCATTATTTGTATTTAGCCAATATAGCTAAGTTGTTATTAACTCTCTTTAAAGTCTTAAGTCCCGCTTTGTGACTTCTCATCGGT